GGAATGATCACTTCAACGGTGCCGCCTGATCCTGCACCTGCACCGATACCGTTGACTTCATCGATGATGACTTTACCGAAGGTGTATCCTGATCCACCCGATGTGACAGTAGCATTAACAATACGCCCCCCATCGACAACCAAAGAAACACGACCGCCAACACCATCTCCTTTGATAGGCACATTCTCGTAGGTTCCATTGTTATACCCTGCACCAGAAGAAGAAATAATAACTGTATCGATCTCACCACCAATTGCATCGGACACCACAGCGGTGTCACTCAGCACAGGCATGTATTCATTAGAGAAGAATTTCAATACGAGACCCACAGGGATCGTATACATATACTTCCAACGATAACCGTCAGCAGTGGTAATAATAGAAGTTGAAGTACCCGTAGGCTCAACAGTAGAAGGCTTACCGTTAGGATCACTAGGGGATGTCCCGTTATAGATGCACTTATAGACTTGATACGATGAGTTAACAACGTAAAAGTCTGCATCATAAAGTTTGGTAGCACCAGAAGACGCGGTTTTAGTTGCGCTGTAGTCATGACGATACATATCGTAAACATAACCCAAGCCACCAGTGGTTTGCTCAGGAGGAATCCAGTCAGTCCTACGAATAACTTGAATAGTATCATTCGCCAGCACCCGCTTCATTGATATCATGTCAGCGAAGTCATCGCTAAACTCTTGGAAAGAGTCTACAGGATCGGGCGCTGCATTCTCGTTATCCCAAGGTTGGGGACGACCGATGAAAACATACAGACGATCACGACTACTTCCAGCTTCACTATCAGTCTGAGCAGGATCGGGTCCTTGCAGAGACTTGATAAGTCGGCTGGCAGTAAAAATTCTAAATTGGTCGGTTAGTAGCGCCATTTGTTACCAATTATCCTATAGTTTTATTTATGGGGTTAATACTCACCCTCATTTCTGAGGAAGTTGTTATACTCAACTGCGATGATTTTTGCTTGGGCTCCAGAGGAGTTTCCTTGCAGTGTCTCACCTACAGTAAATTTATATGTTGGGTCATTATCTTGAATCGACTTAACATCTAGATAGAATTGACCATCTTTAGGTCCAAGTCTTCTATTTGTAGTTGTTGCTGCGACACCAGATGATTGTCCAGTTGCAAGTTCTTCGCCACCAGCATTTGGGACGTTAAAAAGAGCAGCAGTAATATACTCAATTATGATAGTTGCAGTAGCGACATGGGCATCACCATCTCCTAAAGCACCTGCAGACTGGATAGTAGCAACCAATTGGTTAGGACTACCATCATAGATTTGATCGCCAATCTGGAAGAGCGTGGTGTTGGTGCCACCTAATTCTTCCTCAATACCATATTTAGACGAGGCGATGCCCCCATCTAAGTTGACTTGGTTTTCAAAATCTGTGCCGTCATTCAGAATGTCAGGAATGCCATCTCCAAACTGCTGCACACCATCGGCATCAACAAACTCCTCATCGTCATCTTCAAACCTTCTGTTTTGAATGACTGACAAAGGTGTAGTAAATGCAACAATTTCGCTGCCTTCTGCTTCAACCAAAGTATGTGGTGCGACACCAGTTGAAGATGATCCAGAAGTACCTGCAAAGAATGCAATGATCTTTGACTTCTCACCTGATCTACCAGCATCAATAAATGCCAACTCATCAACCTGGAATGTCAGATATAATGCTCTCTCGGTCTCATTCCAATCATAAACAATAGCGACTCTGTTACTTGCAGATTCAATAACACGTCTTACTTTATCCGTAACTTGGAAGTCGTAAAGTGTGTCTCCTGTATTGATATCATTTTGGAGAGTGTCAAGAATGACTTTCTGATCAAATCTAAAGTTTGTGCCCCTGTCACACCCAATAAATGATGTGGCAGTTTTACCTGTATATCTGACAACTTCTCTACCGAGAAGGAATTTACCAGATCCAGGATAAGGTGCAGTTGACTCAACGTGAATAGTTTCATCACCAGTGCCAACGTCAGTCAGAATACCTGCTAAATTGTAAACAACAGAGTTTAGAGACTGTCTGTTTCTTGCAGTCTTGATCAGGTTTGTATCTCTTGTGAAGATAACCTGAGGAGGATTTACATAACCAGCACCACCTGCTATGAGATCAATAGTGGTAATAGCACCAAGATCAATAAATGCTGCAGCACTGGCACCAGATCCACCACCACCAATAATTTGAATTAGAGGAGGATCTTCAAAGAACTCACCAGAATCGGTGAGGGTAATTGCAGTAACTTTACCGAATGGGTTGACACCCGCAACGCCAGTTGCACCTTGTCCACCACCACCTGAGATGATAATGTTGACATCTTCTTCGGTATAGTTTCTACCAAACTCTTCAATGGCAAGACCTGTAACCAGACCTGTAATAGGCACCAACTCGGATCCAGATCCACCACCACCTTTAACTTCTGCTTCAGCAGTAAAGTATTCATCACCAAACTGAGTCATCTGGATGAAGTCAATACCACCGTTATCCTTCAGGAAGATCTTTCCTTCAGCAGGGACAGTTGCATTTTCATCAGTAATTTCCAGACGCATGGGATCATACCCTTCACCTGGATCCAATACTTCTACAGCAGTGACTTCACCATTGACACCATCAATGACTGGTCTAAGCACAGCATCCCTGATGGGAGTGCCACAATTTTCAACACGAAGTCTAGGGGGGTCAGCAGGATCATACCCACTACCTCCCGCAGTAACATAAACTTCTCTTACCCCAAATATACTATTAAATACAGGGAAAATTGAAGCACCAGATCCAGGGACTGTTCTTGTCATTAGACAACCACGAGATTACCGACCATTCCAGAGTGAATGGTGCATTGATAGACATATGTTGTGCCTGCTGCAAGGGTCATAGGCACGGTCCAATATTGGACTGCAGTTTGGGATCCACTCACACCAGCAGTTACAGCAGATCCAGCATTTGTCTGTCTCAGAGCAAATGGGTGTCCACTACCAGTAGTGTTATTAAATCTATACGTGAAACCACGATAGACATAGATGGTTGGGTTTCCAGTTCCACTCCATCCATTGTTGTTGAAGGAATATCCACCACCTGTCGTCCCAGAAATCTCGAAACCCACAGCAGGAGTTGCAACCGCTTCAACTTCACCACTTGTATTAGTAATGAAACTCTGATTCTCTGACAGAGACTGACCACTAGCAAGAAACAAATCAGTAGCAATGCTGACGGTAGCAACCGTCACTCGACCAACGTCATCGACGGTTGAACTAACAGATGTTGTTACACCGTTGCCACCACTAACTGTTAACGTTCCATCAGTGACGTTGGAATTAGCAGATCCGCTATCACCAGATACTGTCGCAAAAATGCTTTGATCAACGTTAGGGGAATCATTAGTGATTGTTAGATTATCACCACCCACAGCAGTGGAGATCCCAGTACCGCCAACAAAGTTAACAGTAGTAGTAGCACTGCCAGCCGTTTTGGATCCCGAATCAGATCCGATAACAGAGAAAAGATTTTGATCAGGATCACCTAACGTCCCCGTCATTGCAATTGTTAATGTATCTCCAGCAATGGTCGTGGAAATATTTGTGCCACCAGATACAGTGAGGACATCAGTAGCAGCACTCGCAGTAGTAGATCCCGTATCAGCATTAAAACCTTCAAATAAATTCTGTGTAGATCCACCGCCTCCAGATGCAGTGGCATCGTTGTCTGGATACCAATTGCTATTGGCAGCAGACCATTTAAGGACTTGACCATCGGAGGGACCACCACCAACTGTCATGTCAACATCGGTTAACTCACCAACGCTAGATCCAGAATCAATCAGTTGGACCCAAGCACCGCCATGTGCAAAGTATCCATGATTCTCAGCATGGACATGTGCAAACATACCATGATGATCTGCTGCAGCAGGAAGATCTGCGGTTTCAGCAAAATGGTTTGAATACTTTAGTTTACCGTCTGTGCCATCAATATATGTCAGAGCACTTCCAGTGCCACCTGCCCAAAACTTAATATGACCACTACCGTTAGGTTTTATGACGACATCGCCATTGTTTGTTGAGCTGACTTGGAATCCACCAACATCTAAATTAGAAGTTAACGTATCAAAATCTCCCTCAGCAAATTGGGATCCATTCCATTTTAATAATTGTCCTGAGGTAGGACTGCCAATATTCACCAACAGGTTGGTGTCATTACCAAGAGCGGTATAAACTTCGTCAATGACGCTATTCAGTTTGATAGCACCATCTCTGAGACTATCACCTGTTCCGTCATTTGCTGACGATCCAATACTAAGATTCTGTTTTGCCATGGTGGGTAGATTTCTACAGTGTTATTTAGGTGCCATCGAAGGTTTGTGCCGTAGAGTCGAGAGTACTCTGCGTGCTATCGAATCTATTAGCGGTAGATCCGCTTCCACCGCCAGATCCAGTAACAGTCAATACTGCTGCATTGGAATCAAGTGGTGAGTTTTCTGCTTGAATTGATACTCCCAAAGGACCGATGATACGGCAACGGAATCTGTATCCCGTCATGTATGCAAGAGTGCTGAGTGTATAGGAGTTTGCAGTTGCTCCTGTAATAGCAGCGAATGCGAAACCGCCGTCTGTGGAGCGATACCACTGATATGCAATAGGTCCGTTTTCTGGACTGATCTCTGCCTGCACAGTAAACGTTGCCGTTTCTCCAGGGTTTGTTGTTGCATTCTGAGGTTGTGATGTAAACACCAGAGTTGGAAGTACTGGTGGTCCACCATCACCACCACCGCCACTGGGTGGAGCAGCAGGTGCTTGTAATGTAAAGTTTGTATTGATGGTCTCCCTAGTGGAAGATCCAATCATGTATGGAAACTCAGGGAGATCAATGTCGTCTGGGTCTACAGATAAGAAATATGCAAAGGTGCCACCCTGGAATTCTGGAGTAATGCAAAATCTACCATTATGGATGTCTAGGTCACCCGTTGCCTCTACATACTCCCAGTCCTCCACCAGAGCGC